ATTTCATCATCCATAGCTCTACCCATAGCAAAAGCTGCTGCTTGTGCGTATGATGATGTTGGATCAATTAGTGTTCTAATTTTATCCTGGTCATCAATGAGATCAGCATACTCATAGTCAACTAATGACACTCTACGTCTTGCGTGAGGTGTATCTAGTTGTGGAGTATCGCCATGGCGAGAAGTTCTTTTGACAGCTGCTACTGAACCAATTTGTTCAAAAAAAGCATTTTTGCCTTGTACAGTTTCACTGTCAACATTATCTCTTAGGAGTGATCCTTTTTGCTGAGATAACATGGTGACGTTGTTACTATACTGCTCGACAAAAGCTGTAGTAATTTGTGAACTCATCACATTCTCCTTATTATAAGTTATTAAAAATTAAACCAATCAGTCAAGCTACCCTTGCGGACTTGTCTTGGATTTTAAGACTTTTGGTCTGCTTTCTTTCTAGCTGTCTTTGAAGACCGTTTATC